CCGCTTAGCGTTGCGCTTGTTGCTTGCTCGTTATAGTTTTTGGTCGCGATCGTAACCGAAAGATCGCGCCCTGTAATTACGGTCGTGGCCATGTTGGTCTCCTAGTTTGTTTGTGTGTAATAAGTCGAAAGCTGAATCTCGCAAGCGAGAATCTCTGACGCGCCTATGTTTAACGGAATCGGATTCGATACGTCTCCGACTTCGTACCCTGACGGAATAGCCGCCAGAATGCTAATTACGAGCTTCTCGATGTTATCAAGCGCGCTCTGATTATCGTAGATCGCTACGCCTACGGTCATGATTAGATTGACTTTAAGTTTTACATTCCCTTTACCTAAGAAGCTTGGCTCTAGGTAGGGCGTGTTCGGGACGACTGCCGCGAACGGAACGATGGGCGACTCTGGAACTGAGTCGTAAGTGTTAGCCGCTACTCCTTGGATCGCTGTCTTTAATGGAGTTCGGATGCTAGTTAAGATCGAGCTGGCGGTCATTATCCGACCATCGTGTCGACGTCGATGTAGTTACCCAAGAGGCCCACGACGCGATTTAACAAGCTGCGCCCCATGCGATAAGGACTCGAAGCGAAGTCGAGCCCTTCGATCTGACCGCCCGCAGCTGTGCGAGATTGGAAGACTTCGATAGATACGGCGTAGATAGCGGACTCGATCGACGCGTTTCCGACGTAGAGAGTCGCAGCTGAATAGCCGCTAAGAGTTGCCGTTCCGTTGGGAATGATCTGGCGACGAGTTACGTCTGCGCTCGTAAGAGCTGCGGAGAACGTAGTGTCTGTAACTTCTGTAAGAGTGTGAGTGGCTGTAAATGGAGCTGGAAGACCAGTTACGACGATGGACTGTCCTACGACGAAAGTGTGGACGCGTCGAGTGTAGAACGTGGCGACGTTAGCTTCTAGCTTGTATTCGACTACAGCCGTCGAATTCTGAATAAGCAGCGGGAGAATCGCCTGTTCCGCTGTGTCGATAATGTCGTTTAGATAAGCGTCGTCGTAGAGAGAAGAGCTAACGCCTAAGACGGATCTTAGCTGCGAAGCTGTAATGATGTTAGGCATTAGCCCTTCCCTTCTACTGCTCGCCTAGCTCGGGAGCGAACTAGGCGATGATCGATTTATTCGGATTACGCCTTGTTATTCTTAAATGCGCCAGCTGCGATCTTCGTAGCTAGTGCGCCGTAACCGTAGTAGCCCACAGTAATTTGACCTGTGTTAATTACGTCCGCGCGTAGGCGGAAAGTAGGCCCTTCGTACCATGTGTAAGCGTCTGGGTTAACGACTAGAAGAGTTCCATCGCCATCGCCCGCGTTAGTTGGGTCTACGAATAGATCCAAGCCCGCTACGTTTCCGAGAAGTGAATCTGGACGAGCTACGCCGCCCGCGTTCTGTGGCTGTGAAGCCATGTAGATCGGACGTCCTGAATCGTTTAGAGTCATGATGTTAGCCCATTGACCAGTCGAAGCAATTAGAGACTTCGCGAATGGACGTGGAAGTCCAGCTGTAGCAGCGTAAACAGAAGCAGCTCCGCGAGATACGACTCCAAGAAGTTCCGCAGCTGTTGGATAAGTAGCTGTAGTAGTTCCGTCTAGTGTCGCGCCTGAGATTAGAAGACCGTTAACGTAAGCGTTTTCCGCCTTCGCCTTAGCTGCCGCCATGTTGCGGATTAGTTCATCGAAGAACGCTGGAGAAGTACGATCGAGAAGCTCGACTGAGAAAGTCTGCTGTCCCGCGAACTTCTTAACGTCTACAGTAATGAAAGCGGCGTTCTGATCTGTGTCCGCTGGGTTTCCGTCTTCTGCTGTTACTGCTACGACGGGAGCTTGGGTGATCTTAGGGATCTCGAAAGTCATGCCCGCGTCTGGAAGAGTTCCGCGAGAGATTGCGTCGATAGATGGACGGATAGATGTTGAGAGTCCGTTTACTACTTCTGCCATCTGGCGGGTAGGAACTAGACCTGCGTTATCTGTTGTGTTATCGGCTGCGAGAACGTACTGGCGAGCTTGATCGTCGCCCATCGCTGCGCGAATTGTGTTCTCGACATACTTGGCAGCTGTGAACTCCAAGCGTGGCTTAGTAAATGATCCGCCTACGATTGGCTTCGCTGCGGCTGTTGTTGACTGAGCAGCTTCGACCGTCTCGACGGTTTCCGCGTTTGTGACGGTGTTGTCCACTTCGTCTCCTTCTGTTGTTGGTGTTACTTCCTCTTCCACTGTGGAATCGGAGATCTCTTCGGCGACTTCTTCGCCTTCTGTTGCAGCTACTTCGTTTACACGAGCAGAACGAACCGCTGGCTCTGTTACGAGTGCGACGCCTGTTAATTCTCCAGCAAGAACGCGCATAGTGCCGTCCTTCTGCATGATGTAATCATCGACTGCTAATTCGATAGAGAATCCATCGCGTAGACCTTCCATCGCTTCGACGAGCGCGTCTGTTCCCGCTGTCGTGTTAGTAATCTTAAACACTGCGTCGATCGAATCTTCGTTTACTGTCATGTCCATAGTTCTACCGATTGGACGAGTGCGATCGTGTTCTAAGTTTAATTTTACGGAAGCTGGAGCGATTGATCCTTTTGCGAATACGACCTTCCCAGTAGAAGCGTTAGCCTCTTCCTCGAATGCGACGATCCGTCCGCTAATAGTGCGCGAGTTAGAATCTGCCGCTGTGATGTTCATTGGTGTAGTGATTTTCATAGAAGTAGATCCTCTTCTTCTCGTATTTCATCGATCGACATAGCACCGATTCGATTTAGGATTTCGTAAACCTGCGCGCGCTCTAGTGGATTACCGCGTAAGAAGTCGTCTAGATCGAACTTCACGTCCTGACCCAAGGGCGTAAAGTCCGATAAAGACATTCGCTGTTCGATCGCTGTCATAAGCGGACGAAGCGAATAATCAATTAGTGAACGACGTTCGCTTAGTGCGTTCGAGTAAGTAAAACTGTTCGGCTCTGCACTTGCGAAATAAGCTGGAAGCCCGGCCGCGCGACATAACTCCAGGGCTAAGTAACCGCGAGCTTCGTTGAGCTGTAAGTTTTTAGGATCGTAACCGACAGTTTCGATTGAGACGTCACCGTTTAAGAATGTAACAGCTTTAGAAGTACGATTCTTAAATGCTGCAACTAACGCAGCTACGCGATCTTTCGGAAGTGCTACGCCAGAGTTCTTTAAGATTGTCTGTGGGTTTGGATCTATTGCGAAGTCGTAAGCTGTTTTCTCTAACGCCGAAGCTGCGCGAATAGTACGTCCAGCGCGATTTAAGATTCCTTCATCAAGTCCAGTAAAGACGACTAATTCGCTTGGATCTATTGTGAGTCCATCAACAGCGTAACCGTCGATCTCTGTTCCGTTGCCGTTAGTAGTAACTGTTACGCGAAGCGGATCGATTCTTTCCATCGCCTGAATACGTCCAGTGTCGGCGTAGCGTTGCATAACACGCGCGTATCCGTAACCATAGAACAGAATGTCTTCTGCTAACCATGACCAGAACGCAGAACCAGCGATTCGCGGATCTGGCTGATTGATAACTCGCGGCTGTTGCACCTTCTCGCCTGTTGCGACGTTACGAGTGTGCATTCCGAAAGATCCAATAGTCGTGCAGATTATGTTACGCGCGCGAGCTAGAGCTGGAACGCCCATCGCTTCGGTACGAGTAGCGGTCTGATTACCCATGAAGTAATAGCCGCCGAGAGAGTTAAGAGTATTAACTGGATACAGCGATTCCGCCGCGTCGATACTGATAGAAGCTGGAGACGCAGCGTTAACCTTCGGAACGAATAGATCGAATAAACCCATGTCGCAATTCTAGAGAAGCCGTTACACCTAGCCGACCATGATGTCAAGATCCGTCTGTGGGCGTGTCGCGTAATGCGTGACTAAGGCCGTCGCAACCGTCGCGCAGACAGTCGACTGAGAAGCTCTCCGCCCGATAGTCCAGCCACCATCTCCGAACGGAAGTCTCGCAGCTGATAAGATCTGCTTGGAGAGTTCTGTCTGTTTCGGGTCGTGTCGTAATCTCTTCGATGTGATCGCTCCTAACAATTCGTCGCAAGCTTGGCCGTACAGTGCGCCGTCGATGTCTGAGATTGGAATACCCGCTGGAACTAACCGCGCAGCTATAGCCGAAGCTGTTCTCTTAGAATAAGCCACTGTCTCGACTGGATACTGCTTTACATAAGGCGCGATGTCGTTGGCGATTGCTTTATCGTCCAAGTTAATCGGGTTATGCCAAGTGTGTAAGAGCTTGACGAAGAATCGCTCGTCGTCGATCTGTTGAGCTGCGACCAGTGCAGCGTCTCGGCGATTAGGGCTAACGTCAATTCCCAGCCAAGTCGTCTTCTCTGGATCAAGCTCTAAGCCTTCTTCCCCACACTGATTCCATTCTTCGGCGGGAATAGCTGCCGAGATCGTGGCGACCCATCTACAGAGAACTTCTGTCTTTACTACATCTGGCGGATCGTTAAGAACAGCCCGAATGTTATCGATGTGGATAGTGTGGCCGAGTGCTGGGTTAGCCATGGCCGCGCCTTTCCAGAAAGCGGGCGAATCGTCGATCTTCTCGTAATTAGATGACCATTCATAGTAAGCGATGTCATCGCCTTTAGCTGCCGACATTCCACGCTCGCGCAGCTGATTAAGAACGATGGAATGCTGATCTCCCGCATTCGATAGCGTCCAGAGCTGCGGCGATTTAGCGGCCATCATGGTATAGCGCAGAGAAGCCCACGTCGATTCGTCTTTAAGCTCTCGGGTCTCATCGACGAAGACGGTCTCGGGCTTGGAAATACCGCGAGCAGCTGAACCGCCAGCTTTAACCATGTACCGACCGCCGCCGAACTCGGATTTAAGCTCGATCTCTTCTGATCCATGCGCCCAGCGGATTCGCTTTACTTGTCTGGCCAGATGTTCGTTCTCTTCGATGATGTTAACGAGATCTCGAAAGGTCTCCAGCGATGTCGTAAGTCGATGAGCTGTTCCGATCTGGAGTCCGTCCTGCCATAAGAAGAGACCAGCTAAAGCGCGGATCTTCATGAGCGTAGTCTTACCATTCTGGCGCGCTACGACGACAGTAACGAGCGGGTGCGCCCAGCGACCATCGGCCTTATAGCGATGAGCTTCCATCGCGACCCATCGCTGCCAAGGGAGAAGCGGAAGCTTGATGGAATCGGCGAAATCGATTAGATCCTGACCGCGAGACGGTAATTCTAAGAGTTTAGAGTGGATTCTGGGAGTCGGAGAGCCTAAATAGAGTCCTGTAGTTCTCTCGGTAGCCGATGTGAGCCTATCTGAGACCTTTTGAGCCGTCTCTGTACCTTTCGAGTCCTCTGCGTGGCTATTCATGCTTTATCGAGTCGTTTGGTGGTGAAAGAAGACCTC